CGATTTTCTGAACCAGACAACTCAATGACCATGTTCTGAGCCATGTGTAGGGTAAGTAGTCGAGTAATGAATGGAGGAAGACCTGCGGCAGATGTTTCAAGATCTGGGAGGTATGCATATGTTAATGCAACTTGTGCTGTTCCACAATAGAGATACCCATTTGCAAACCTATAGTCAGACAGTAGGTAATCTTCGTTGTCCTCAAGAATGAGGAATAAATTAAAATCTACAGGAAGCGTATACTCGTAAGTAAAGTTCTTAAATACTGTAGATGTAACACCAGTGAGTGTTATTCGTTTTGTGTTGTAATTAAATATATTATCGCCAAACAATTCAGTAATTGCTTGCGAATATGCACGAGAAACTACCTCGTAAGTAGTGCTCTCCTCATCATTTGAATTGATGTGGTAGCTACCTGCCATTCGAAGGGCAGAGTTTAGTATTTCCAGCTTGTTTGTTTCAATAGCCATAAAAAAAGGAGTAGCCCCCCCCGAATTTACAGGAGGGGCTACAAACAGAATTACTCAGCGCAACGGATTTCGCCAGAAACTTCACCCCACATACGAGATGCTTCAGCACAAAGCTTGAAGTACAAGTAAGGAATGTTTTTCTTAGCTGGGACGCGCCAGACATCACCCTTGAGGGAAGTACCTGTGGACATCTTAAGCGAGCGAGGAGTTGAGATGATAACACGACGTGCGCCATCAGCATCAGCAACAAGACGTTCAGTTTGGATGAAACGGAAGCCCATGAATGTTGTGACGTTACCTTCTGCAAGATTCTTACGAACCGAGTAGTCGGAGTTGATCACTTCATCAATACGGAGCAGGTCATCAAGTTGTTTCGCAGAGAGGAAACAGTTGATGGTGTCATCTTGGGTGATTGCCTCAAGACGAAGCATTGTGTGGCGAGCCGCACGAAGCTTATCCAGAGTAAGACCAGAGGATACACTTGCACCAGCAGCCACATACTCTTCACCAATACTGAAACCTTCTTTGTCACCAGCAACAACCGCATACTTGCCGTTAGTTGTGATACCACCAGCAGAAACAGCACCAACCGAGATAAGGTCGTTGTTGATTTCAGCAGCAGATTTTACGAAGTCGATTTGAGTTGCCCCACTCTTGCCTGTGAAGGCAGGTCCGAAGAACTTATCAATGATAATGTCGTCAATCTTACGCTTACCAGAGGAAAGCAAAGCTTGAGTGTAAGCATTCATTGGGTCAGTGAGTACACGCTTGAGATCCTTCTCGTCGATATACTTACCTAGTTCGTAGTCACGAAGACCAATACGGCGACGATCATGTACGATGTCGGAGTTAGGATTGTCACCATAACGAGTAGCATCCTCAGCCATAGGCTCAGCTGCACCAATACGGTCAAAGTATTGGAACTCTTCGTTTTGGGACTCCTGCTCAAAGTAAGGCTGGAGTTTAGATGTAGTTTGTTGGAACGCTTGTTCGAAACCAGCTTTGAACGATTCAACGTAAGCTGTGTTGATTGTGATGCCGCCTGGAGGTGTTCCAGTATCAGCTTGGTATGCAGGTGGTACGTATGCCATAATATATTGTAATAAGTTGGGTTAAGTTTAATTAGAAGTTTGCTTTTCGATGAGCTACCCTTTCGGACTCTTCTAGTTTTACGAAACCAACGGCTTTCCAAAGCTGCATTCGGACCCCAAAAAGGGGCTATCCCAATACTACTGGAATAACCCCTGTTTTACTCAATGTCAAGTAAAAAGTTACGACGGATACAGTGTCGAGTACAAATTGGCTCGTTTTTCTAGAACCTGCTGGCGTTTAGTCCTATCCGACATACTCAACTCAGATGGGTTTGACATAATCAACGATGCATTGTCTGTGTCCAACTCCTGAATAGCAGTCTTAACTCCATGAACGTTTTGATTTGTAAAACCACTAGCTGGGTTGTTGTTTGCCAGCGGCAGTGTGTCTCCAGCTACTTCTGAAATACGGTGAAACAACTTAAGCACTGCTGGGTGGTTTGCCATAACTGGATCTGACTCAACCAATTCCCTCAATTCTGGAATTTCGGATGTCAGTGCCTCATATGCTTGGTTTGCCTGTTTGAGATTAGTCTCATACTTGTCGCCCCAATCAACTTGCACATCTGTACGTAATTCATTGATTTTATTTTGTGCGCTTGTGTCCATCTCAGCTTGCCCCTCTAAACCCATTTTCATGTAGCGAGAATAGAGCTTATCAAACTGTTGCTGGTTTAGACCCATGTCACCTGCAAAATCAACAAGTTCTTGGGTTGCTTCTTCTGGGAGGTCAGGTACTGCCTCAAAACCCTCGATCTTTAACTCATCTGGGATTGAGTACTCCGAGTCCTTTGGTCGAATCTGATCATAAAAACCAGTCCACTCTTCATCTCCCCAATCCTCTTGTGGAGCTTGTAGGCGTTTTGTACCTAAAGCACTTTGCGCGTTTACTAGTTGGTCTGCTAGGGAGTGCAGCGACTTTGTATTCCGCAACGAATCGTGCTGCTTAAGCTCATCGGGAAGAGAGTCATAAAACTCTGAGTATGTGCTTTCATCGGAAACAGGAGCCGAGTCTGTTGTTTCTTGTGCTACTGGTTCGGGTGCTAGACCTAAACCGCTTGGTGCTTCTTCAGCAACAGGTGCTGCTTCATTAATTTCTTCACTCATATTGATTTCTATTTGTTTTCCATTTCGAGCCTATTGATAAGCTCTTGCGGATCATCCTGACCCAGCAAAGTTAAGAAGCTCATAGCCAAACGTCTACGCCCCTCACACTCACGGAGTTTTGACTCCTCTGTGTGAAACACTGGTTTAGTTACATGACACTCACGTAGCAACACCTTAAAAAACCGCTGTCCTTGCGGAGTTTCTAAAATGTGGATGAGGTCTTCTTTAAGCTGCGCTTTCTTGCGCAGCTTATCAAGGGAGTTTAGTAATGACATTTTAAATGTTCAGCAACTGACCAATACCTTCTGGATCTATTTGCTTCGCTTGCGCGACATCCTTCAGCGCACCAGTAATTTGTGGTGCTGCTTGCATTTGTTGCATTTGTTGCTGCTGCTCTGAGGCTGCTGCGTTTTGTTCGTTGACTACTTCTGCTGATTTAATTATATCAGGATCAAGGTTACGGTATTTAGCATAATTGGCTAAAAGTTTTTGCTCATCAATAGCACCCATGATTTCTGGCTTAACTTGGGCAAGAGGAGCTATATCCTGCATAAAAGCACTGATATCAGAAAGACGTGTTGCATATTGTGATTGTGCTGCTGGGCTAGAGTAACTGATCTCAAGTAAAGCACCATTCAATGACTCTGGTCGCTCAGGTAGCTGTCCTTGGCGTTCTAATAGGGCAAATGTCGCTTCGATGGCTGGTCCGAGGTACTCGGTCTCCATACGACCTAGAAGCGGCGCAAGCTGGTTTAGCATCTGTCCACGGGTGTCCTGAATTTCAGTAACACTCTGACGCTCCTTCTTTTCTTGTCGAATGATCTGATCAACAAAGAATGAGCGGTTAACAGAATCACGGTACATGCGGATCATCTCCATCACATACTGAGGTTGATTGCCAGCAATGATTGGGCTTGGTTTCTCACTACCAGCTTCATGGAACATGATCTGACGAGAACCGTACTTCATTGGCAGCATAATACTGTCTTCTTCTGCTGTAAGCGTAGGGAAGTTCAAGTACTCTGCGGAAATCAACGCCTCCTTGACCATCTTATTCAAAGATCGAATCTGAGAGAGACAAGCAAAAGCAGGACCACGACCATAAACTTCATCAGCCAACTTAGACCAACGAGGTACGAGGAATGTAAAATAACTAGAACCACTCTCTTGAATTGGTTCTTTTAGTGTAGGACACCAATAAGTAACCTTATATGGACGACCCTTACCGACTCGGCTACCCTTCTTTGCGGCTGGATCTGTGTTTGGCTCAATTGTGTAGATAAGTTCGTACTTATTATGTACGGAGTTATCTTTATTAAAACCATCCATATCCGCAACCTGTGGGAATGCTTGCATCATCTGACGCGCAGTCTTGTAGCAGCGATAGTAAACAGTATCCACTGATCCGTGCTGATCTGTGTCAAAAAATACATCAGCAAGAGGACGAGAGCGAAAGTTCACTACTCCATCAACTTCTGAGATCTGGACAGGAGATGTACCATAAGCACCAATATCTAGGAAACACTCATGACTAGAGTTATAGAACTGGGACTTGGGTAGTGCAAATTCATGTAGGATTCGGTCAGCGACATCCTGCATGTATTTCTTTTCTTCTGGGTTTAGCTCCCCAGACGGTGTGTTCGCAATTCGCAAATAGAACCAACGATCAGATTTAGGCATAAGGTTCGAACTAAGACCATTAGCAAACATCTGGTTGCACCAGACTGCTGTATCATCATAAAGCTCCCTAGACCCATCATCTTGAAAGGATGTCTTTCCATTATCAAACTTTTGTGTGTTTGGACGGACATACATCTGGGCATCAAGAAACATGCTGTCAAGGTTAGACCTTAACAGCTTTAGTTCCTCGTATCTTTGCAGCAGATTAACCATACAAACCAGTTCCGCCACCTAAAGAGGCGCGACCCTGTGTTTTCTTTGTAGCTACTGGTTTGCGTTTGACCGCTGTGCCAGCACTAAACTGAGAACCAAAAGTAAGCTTCTTCGATACCGCTTGCGCTACCTTAACTGGCTGCCGAGCTGTTGGCGTCGGAGGAGGGGGAGGCGCAGGAGGTGGTGGTGGTGGAGGTGGCTTTTTTGGTTTAGATCCCATAAGAAATGATTCGTTTAAATGTTTTCCAGCTGTAAAATTTATACGGATCATCCGTATGCATCTTTTGATAACGGCAAAAGTGTACCCTGTCAAGAGGAAATGGTGCAAGATCAAAGAACTGATGTAATGTTCGTTCTTTTTCTCTATGGGAAGCATAGGCAATGTGCCAATATGAGCCTTCCTCATCAGCCATCACTTCAATGAGGAAAAGATAATCTGGTCCTCCAAAAAAATATTTACCAGACAACGAATCACTATTAATGTAATAATCTAATAGTTGAATGAAATCCTCACCCATAGCATGGTAAAGAACCACTGCTTCATCCAATAGAGACAACCTGTGGTACTCACCAATTGATGTTTGTAACTTGGTACTCATGATTTACTTTTTTACTCTTACCCATTGTTGGTTGCTTCAAACCAACAGCCAACGTCCTAAACCCATCCGCACCGTGCGAATTTGAGTCGTGTACAGGGCTTTTCCTGAAAACCCCCTTAGAGCTATCGAATTCCTTGTGGTAACCCTTTAGGGCTTCAATGCCTGCGTAGCAGTCATTCTTAGAGAACCAACACCTTGGCAAAAGATTACGCACCGCCTCGATCCCGTCGATGACTGGCAGCTTCTTCACAGTAGTAAACTTCAGCCCCAAGCTCCTTGCGGTCTCTATTCGGGACTTACCAGTACCCAACTCACGCACCTTAATGTCATGCGGTGCAAAGTGCTTGGCGTACGTTACGTCCCTCTTTGCCGCCCACATATGCAACTCTCTTGCGTAGTGCGGCAACCCCTCGCCACTGTTCTCGTAGTAGTTCACAACACGTACTTCGTTACGAAACAGTTGCACAAACCAAATTGTGGTTGCATCATCCATGCCTAAGTCCCACCCAGTGTACACAGGTAGCAGGGGATCTACCGCAATGTTATCCAAAATGCGCTTCTCCTTGTGAGCCTTGTTGATCTGCGAACCATAGTAAGCACCCTCAACAGGTGTCTTAAAGGAACACATGTACTCCGACTGGAATCGGGCTTCATTGTTCAACTCACTACGCGCCTTACGCAAAACATCTGCTGGAATTACCTTGGTGTCACGAACCGACAGGTGACTACTGTACCAAGAGCCATCTGCCTTAGCCTTTAACAGCATCTTGTAAAAGTGATTCTCACCACGAGGTGTTCCATTAAACAACGCCCAGCCGCCATTCTCCGCTAGAATCGGGTTAATCAACTGCCACGCACTGGGATCTGAGATACTATACTCAGAGAACACCACGCCGATAGGATTAGCACCAACCATTTTGTCGGGATCGTCAGATCCCATGAGCTGGATTACAGAGCCATTCTTCAAATGAATGCGCATCTCCTGCTCACTCTTCTTCTCGACTATCTCCTTGGGGAAGTAGTCGATGAACTTCTTGCCCTCACCAGTCATGCCGTTCCATACGATACGGCGAGCCTGATTCGCATAGGGCAAGACATACCAGTAAGTCCCTACTCTCTGTAAAGACTTGATAGCCATGACGTTGACACATGTCAAATCCTTGCCAGCACGACGATGCCACGCAACTACCGCCCGCAAAGAACGCTTAGTCTGCGACATATATTTCAATAATGGAAGCTGATACTTTCTCGGCTCCCAGCCCTGCGCTGGTACTCTAATACTCATCTGTGTCTATGTGTGTTTCACCAAGTAAATATGATTCATGGTGGTGTTGTGCGGCATACAATATCCCCTTTGCGGCATAAGGATCACTAAACGCTGCCTCAAAGGACAGGGGTTCGTCGTCCAGTGTCGCTAGGATTACGTAGTGTCGATAGTGTTCGCCCAGTACTGCCTGAGCTTGTTCGATTGGGCTAAGCATTTTTATCTTCGTCACTTAAGAACTCATCATACTCTGGCTCCTTGTCAATTATTTCTGCGTCAAGAATATCTGACTTACTGATCTTACTGTAGTCTACAGTCATAATCTTCATCTCCCCTGTGATAGTTTGCTGTACGTCTACACTCTTAAGCTTCGGCTGTGTATAACTGGCGAGTTCCTTCCATATAGCTATCCTCTCCTTTAACGGTACTTCACCATCCTCGGTGAACTTCATTAGCTCCTCAATTGGGTTGATCCCACGCTCTGCAAACATAGCAAGCAATGCCTTGCGCTGCTCTGCGGGTGTCGGAGCACTTCCCATCATCTCACGAAATTGCTGCTTGATTGATAGATCCTTCTCTACCTTAGCAAGCTCCTTTTTGGCTACCTTCATATCCTTTTCTGCTTTCATACGGTTTCGGTGACACCTAGTACGCTTTGCGTTCTGTTGTTTAACAACTTGCTTTGGTGTCTTACCAGCAGCATAAGTTCTTCCATCAAGTTTCTTTGTTTCCACTACCATGTTACTGTAGTACCATGCGGCAGTTGTCAAGCATTAGTTGACAGCTGGTCACACTTGGCACACCTAGGTCACACTATATTTAGTGGGGTGTGCCTACTTTTATTATATGATTATAAGGTACTTATGAATCTGGTCACACAAGTCACACTTTATTTCCAGAAAACTATTTTACTTTTCATAGGGGCTAAAAAAGTGTGATTTGTGTGACCAAATACATAAGTCGTTGATAAAGGTACTGACTTATAACATTTGAAATGACAAATAAAGTGTGACCCAAGTGTGCCAAGTGTGACCAAACACTGAAAACCACTGCTAAGGCGTTCACTAGTATAACGGTATATAACTTAATATAGCCCAAAATCTCAAATATTGAAAATTGGATGCGCTGGTAGGGACTCCTTCTTTGTTCCTGTTTCATTTTCCCCCATTGGGGGTTATCGAACCAGTTTCCTGAACCATTGAGTCCCAGATTCTATGCAAATCGCCGTAACATAACCTAATATCCATGCACCTACAGACATCGCAGCCTTTTTCATGCACAGACTAGTCACCCTATCTGCTTGACCATCATACAGTTACCTAGCTCCCAAGCTCCGTGTTCCTGAGGCACGGCAAGATAGTCACCCTATCATGCTCATTGCATCGCCAACCCTCACGCCTAGAGCCACCCAATCCACACCACACACCACAACACACCATACAAGCAAGGGACGGTTGCCACCCCCCACTCTGCTCGGAGCAAGTCAACGAGCAATGCACCCTGCCAACCGTTCACCCGTGTTACTAACAGCACGTCAACTGTGACGTCAGTCCCTCGTCGTATCACTCAGTCGCACCAGACCTAGGAGCACTGAGATCCGTCCTTGATACGGCTGGCATACGGGCAGTCTTTGTTCCCGGCACATTGCGTACCGCCGTCACCGATGTCCTCTGCTTCGTAGTGGATCCGCGACTGATGTATCTGCTGTTTCTTAACGCTTTGTTCCGCAGATGTTTTTCTAGACGGTTGTTGATCGAGATTGCTCACTGAGAACCCATCAAGGTAGTAAGCCCTCATGTTCCTTACGGAGCAAGCTCCGAGGATCATGGGTCTTCTCCACCTTGACGGAACCTCTATTCCGTGAGCAATCACGCTCAACAACCTAAAAAACATATGAGTAACAAAGCTAAAACATCAGATACATCAGTCGCCCACTACGAAGCGGACATCGTTGCCGTCGGTCCACAATCTGCCGACAAAGACTACCCGTACACCATCCGCACCAAGGACGGAGAGTACTTCAAGGTCTGGCACGACCAAGCAATCCGCCGAGGAACTGCCGTCACAGTTGACGTAGTAACATGGGCAAACGGATGGCAGGACACATTCCTAGTGACTTGCTAATCCGATCAGAGCGGGGGGCGTCAACCGCCCCCCGCTTTTTGGTGTCAATCAACCCACAACTACCAACAATACATACTAACTATGCAAAACAAGACATACATCCTATCCTACACAGTACCATCAGAATCATTCGACTTCACATACGAAAGAGAACATGACACAGAACTAGACGCACTAACAACTGCACTAATAATCGCAGACCTATCAGAAGGCACACACGTACTAACAGAGTACGACACCATCACAAACGAACAGAGAGAGATCAACTGTGCAGAAATGTGGCTACTATACGACATGATAGACCTGAAAGAACTCACTGGAACTCAAGAACGATAACCAATCAACAATACATACTATGATAACAGTTACATACGACTACACAGGTCACAACTCTTACAGCACCAACTACACAAAATCCTTTGACACCAAAGAGATGTTTGAAACATGGCTTGCCAATGGTAAAAAACCATACATATACCACGTCATCTCCCATAAACAATAGGAGAGGTATTAGGAATAGATACTCACATAATCTCACATAATCTCACATAAATACATATGGAAACACAAATCGCAAAAGCTATCTCTACTATCTACAACACTGATAAGTATACAGACGAAAACAAAAGTGGATGGAGACAACTCTTCCAACTAGCAAAAACAGAGGCAAATCGCCGCCGTCAACGCTCCAAGATCGCAAACAATACATACCTACGCGACGCAGATGAAATAGTAGTCCAAACCATCGTAGACGAATGGCTTGCACACAGCAACGACGGCTACCAAGCACACTCCAATCCATCAGACAACCAACTAGCTGACGACATGTCCTGCACACAGTCCCTAGAAAAACAAGCAAGAGACAATGCAGCAGAGCTAGTTGAAGCAGTATTCAAATCAAATGATCACCACGCCCGTGAACGCACACGTACATGGTTAGTACAACAATCAGTAGGTGTTAACCCACGTCTATCAAGCTACCTAAAGATGGCAGCAGACGAATGGCTCGCAGACAATGCATACGAAATCATACCAAAGCTCATCAAGTATTCACAGTGTGACATCACATCTCACTCAGCTAACGCCACAACCAATCAACGTACTCACCTACGCTTTGACGAGTACGAAGATCTAGACGCAGCAGACCAACAAGCTATACAAGATGAGTATAATGAGTCCTTCTACCAAGACGCAGAGTGTGATCCAGATGACCAACGATTCATCGGCACACCACCTAAGAATGACACATGGGAAGCCAAACTCCGATCCAACTACGTTGACCGCAAACGCGGATCAGGTGGCACACTCGGTGGACTCTACCAAAACTCACTACCAGAACCTACCTATTACAGCAAAGAGAGGTTCAATCGTATGAGAATGTCCTACCTAGATTCAGACTCAGAATGCTTCATCCGCACAGGAGCACACATGTTCAAAATGAGTAAAGCACGTAGAGAGGCTTTAATCGCTAATCGTCTCGCTAAACTCGCAACAGTCTAATGGAAATCATACTATTCTCACTATTCACAGCAATAGGTATCCTAATCGTGCTCACTAGAACACTAGGTATCATGCGACTACTTAAGTATAGTAAACTGTTTGACATCATAATCACATTCGGTATTCCATTCCTATTCGTAGGAACATTCTCTGGAATGGTAACAGCCTTTTTTACTGGACTTTGGTTCACCCTACTGACTGTAGGGTTAACCATCATAGTAAATCCCAAAAAACATAGTGACCAAAAAAAGAATAAAGATAGTTCTGAGCGCAATCGTCCCACTCGCTTTAGACGTACTACGGTGTGCCCTCACTAAGTATGCATATAAAGTTTCAAGAGATAAACGTCGGAGACGACATCAGAACTTATAGTACAAAAACAGTCTCTCTGTCAAGCAGAGGGACTGTCAATTTTCCCTATCCTCTCCTTGATCACGCTGCGAAGAACTGCGGTGTGCCTAAAAGCAAGTGACGTTACTCATCTGAAGCAACAGGGAGCAGTGGATCTGATCACCACTGGGGACTGTCAATTTAACCAATACCGACACGGTTACTGAGAAACTATCCACACTATACAGTGCGATTGGATAGAACTCAGTGACCCTGTGGCGGCTCGGCTCCAAGGTAATTAGCTCTTACCATCTCCGAGTGTGTCGGCAACTTTTAACAATAGATACTAAATATGCAACAGTTTAAAGAAATCAATATAGATGGATCACTTGATCTATTAAGTGTAATGCAACAACACGTAGTGATATGTCGTTTTGGATTACGAGGAAACGAACCAATGAAACTACAGGAAGTAGCAACAGA